TATGATTCGGACGATGTGGACGGCAGGAAGGGCACCAATAAGGTTGGAAGAACCGTAAGGCTCCAGCCTCATGATGTACTGCACATTCCGGGGCTTGGCTTTGACGGATTGGTTGGGTATTCGCCGATTGCAATGGCGAAGAATGCGATCGGCCTGGCAATCGCCACGGAAGAGTATGGCAGCAAGTTCTTTGCGAACGGTGCGGCTCCTTCCGGTGTACTGGAGCATCCGGGGACTATCAAGGATCCGAGCAAGGTGAGAGAAAGCTGGCAGGCTACCTTCGGAGGAAGCGGCAATGCGAATAAGATTGCTGTTTTGGAAGAAGGAATGAAGTACACACCGATCAGTATCAGCCCGGAGCAGGCTCAGTTTCTGGAGACAAGGAAGTTTCAGATCGATGAGATCGCAAGGATCTTCCGTGTGCCGCCTCATATGATCGGAGACTTGGAAAAGTCCAGCTTCAATAACATTGAGCAGCAGTCGCTGGAGTTCGTGAAGTACACGCTGGATCCCTGGGTAAGCCGTTGGGAGCAGGCAATGGTGAGAGCCTTGCTGACTCCGGATGAGAAGAAGAAATACTTCTTTAAGTTCAATGTGGATGGTCTGCTCCGTGGAGATTATCAGAGCAGGATGAACGGCTACGCGACAGCCAGACAGAACGGCTGGATGTCTGCCAATGATATCCGTGAACTGGAAAATCTGGACAGGATCCCGGCGGAACAGGGCGGAGATCTTTACCTGATTAATGGAAACATGACGAAGCTGGAGGATGCCGGGATATTTGCGGCGGACGGAAACGGGAAGGAGGAAAAATCCGATGAAGAAGTTTTGGAACTGGAAAAGCAGGAAGATCAGAGACCAGGCTTCAGGCGAAGAGGTCAATGATCGGGTGCTTTTCCTGAATGGAACCATAGCAGAAGAGAGCTGGTTTGACGATGATGTCACACCGGCTCTTTTTAGAGATGAGCTGAATGCCGGGACTGGAAACATCACGGTCTGGATCAATAGTCCGGGTGGTGACTGCGTGGCGGCGGCTCAGATCTACAACATGCTTATGGACTACAAGGGCGATGTCACGGTGAAGATCGATGGCATTGCGGCATCGGCGGCAAGCGTAATTGCGATGGCGGGGACGAAGGTTCTTATGAGCCCCGTGTCCATGATGATGATTCATAATCCGGCGACTATCGCGTTCGGCGATACTGCGGAGATGCAAAAGGCGATCAACATGCTGGCTGAGGTGAAGGAATCCATCATGAACGCTTATGAGATCAAGACCGGCATGAGCCGGACAAAGATTTCGCACTTGATGGATGCGGAGACCTGGATGGACGCGCACAAGGCGGTTGAGCTTGGTTTCGCGGACGACATTCTGCAGAGGCAGGATGCTGTCGAGGATCTGGAAGTGCCGGATGTGTCGATGCTCTATTCCAGGGCGGCGGTGACAAATTCGCTGATGGACAAGATTGTGGCGAAGTGTCATATCAAGGCACCTGATGAGGGTGTGGCAACTGAACAGGTAACTGATAACGGGCGTTCCTGCGATGAGATCAGGGAACGCTTGAATTTTATCAAGAGATTCATTTAAGGGAGGATAAAACCTATGACTATCAAAGAAATGATCGAGAAGAGAGCGAAGGTGTGGGAGACCGCGAAGAACTTTGTGGATACCCACGAGAATGAGAACGGCGTTCTGTCTGCGGAAGATAATGCGACTTACAGCCGTATGGAGCAGGAAATCGAGGATCTGACCGCGGCTATCGACCGTCAGCAGAGAGCCGAGGCAAGGGAGGCTGAGTTCAACAAGCCTGTGAATATGCCCCTTACCGGAAGACCTGCAATGCAGAAGCCGGATGAGAAGACCGGGCGTGCTTCCAATGCTTACAAGGAAGATTTCGGTGCGCATCTCCGTGGAAAGAGGCTTGTGCATAATGTTCTTTCCGAGGGCGTGCAGGCGGACGGCGGTTATCTTGTGCCGGAAGAGTTTGAGAGACAGATCGTGACGGGGCTGGATGAGGCGAACGTGGTGAGAGGTCTTGCGAAGGTCATTACCACAAGCGCTGAGAGAAAGATCCCGGTTGCCGCTACCCATTCCGAGGCAAAGTGGACGGCTGAGAACGGCGCTTATACCGAGAGTGATCCTTCTTTCGACCAGAAGACCATTGATGCGTTTAAGCTTACGGATCTCGTGAAGGTTTCCATCGAGCTTCTTCAGGATTCCATGTTCGATCTGGAAAGCTATATCGCCAATGAGTTTGCGAGGGCGTTCGGTATTGCTGAGGAAGAGGCGTTCTGCGTCGGTACCGGAACCGGACAGCCTACGGGTATCTTTACCGCGAACGGCGGACAGGTGGGTGTGACTGCCGCATCTTCTACCGCTGTGACAGCGGATGAGCTTATCAGCCTTGTGTATGCGCTGAAGAGCCCTTACCGCAGAAACGCGAAGTTCCTTGCGAATGACGCGACTATTTCCGCAATCAGGAAGCTGAAGGACGGCAACGGAGTGTATCTGTGGCAGCCTTCCCTTCAGGCGGGCGAGCCTGACAAGCTTCTGGGCTATGACCTTTATACCAGTCCTTATGTACCGCAGATGGAAGCCGGTGCTTTCTCTGTTGCGTTCGGTGATTTCAAGAATTACTGGATCGCTGACCGTTCCGGCAGGACCGTACAGAGACTCAATGAGCTTTACAGCACTAACGGACAGGTTGGTTTTGTCGCAACCGAGCGTGTTGACGGCAAGGTAATCCTTCCTGAAGGCATCAAGCTCCTGAAGATGAAGGCGTAAGGTTAGCAGACAATGGGGCTGCCGTGTAAAAAGCGGCAGCCCGGATATGGAGGTAAGAGATGGGCGAATATAACGCAAAGAATTATACGGAGCAGGGCGGCGAGGTCACCCATATCGGCGGGAAGATCGTATATGACAACGGCCTGCTTCCGAATATGAGTACAGCTGACGTAACCAGTGATTCGGCTGCGAAAGTCCGCACAACTTTGAACACGCTGATTACGAATCTGAAGAATGCCGGGCTTATGGTGGGCGATGCTTTCGCCATGCAGTATGCGGCGGTAACGGACAGTGTTTCCGGCCATGCGGATCGTCAGTATAACACCGGAAAGATTTCCAGTGTGGCGGTGGACGATGATACCCATGAGATCACGATCACTTTGTCCGATAAGGTGAAGAACCTTAAGGATTTTGACGGCGGCAATGGCTGGGGCGTTCACAAGTGGCTTGGTATCGGTCTGGGTGTCGGCATTTCTCCGATTACTGGATTGTACTACAACGGTTCTGCCCTGGGCGATGAGGATGTCGCTGAGGCAACGGCCTGTGATCTTTCAGCAGGATATTTTGTCCGCTGGGTTGCAGCTGATCTGGTGCTTGCAGGTGATAATACGGAGAAATCCGTTGATAACTTCACTCTGTGGGCTGACGGATATGCTGAAACGGCTTACAGGATCAAGATTGTGGAGCCTACAAGCGAAAGCTGAGAGTAAGAGTAAGGCGGTGGAGTAATCTGCCGCCTTTATTGTGAGGTGATGTCAGATGATCGTGACTGTGGAAGAGATGAAGAATTATCTGAGAATCGATTTCGAGGATGATGATTCTTTGCTGGAAAACTTCATAACGGCAGGCGTGAAGCAGTGCATGGATATCCTGCGGACTGACGATGAGACGGACCTGGATGCGGCTCAGAATGGGAAGATCGCTGTGATGTTCACGGTGGCTTATCTGTATGAGCACAGGGAAGAAGCCGATCATCATGCGATGGATCTGACGCTTCGGGCTCTGCTGTTCGGCAGCCGGAAGGAGGGATTCTGATGGATGTGGCAGCTTTGAGATCTAAAGTGACATTCCAGAAGAATGAAACAGTGACCGACAAGTACGGCAATCACAAGAATGCCTGGACGGATTACTATACCTGCTTCGCCACGATCGGCGGAGAAGGCCTGGCGAGTTCCAAGGAAGAACAGGCTGCCGGAACTACGGTTGAGGATTTCTCTATGACTGTATCTGTCCGGTACTGCCGGAAGGCTGCTGCAATCGATTCCACGCATTTCCGGGTGATGTTCATGGATGAAATCTACAACATCGTGAACATTGACCATATGAACTTCCGGAAGAAGTCATTGAAGTTCACCTGCAGGAAGGAGCGGCGCTGATGGCACAGACGATAAAGATCGACCAGCTGGCGGATACCGTGATGAAGGGTATGGAGGAATACGCGAAGCTTGCTGCGGATGACCTGAAGAAGGATGTCCAGAAGGCGGGCAAGACCGTAAAGCAGCAGATCGAAAGCACGGCTCCGAAGAAGACGGGAAAGTATTCCAAGAGCTGGGCTGTGAAGAAGACCAGGGAAACATCCGATTCCATCAAGATTGTAGTGCATTCCAAACGGTACCAGCTGACACATCTTTTGGAGTTTGGTCATGCGAAGCGCGGCGGTGGAAGGACAAGGGCTTTTCCTCATATCGCGCCGGCGGAGCAGGCAGGTATCGAGCAGCTGACAAGGGATATCGAGCGTGACCTGCAGAAAGGCGGTTAAAGATGGAGATATTGCTTTTGTTATTCATGATCGCCATAGGGATATCCGTGATCGGAGTCCTTTTCTATCACGGTACCCGGAGGGGCGAGGATTGTCATGGTTATCCCTATAACTGCCCGGTTTGCCGTCATGCTGCGGAATGCATTATCGAGATCGGGAGGAAGAAGGATGACGCATGAAGATGTAATGCAGATGCTGGCTAAGACGGAGATCCCTTTTGCATATGACCATTTCGCAGAAGGGGAAAGTCCTGATCCGCCATTCATCTGCTTTTTATTTCCGGGTTCGGAGAACTTTGCTGCGGACAACGTGGTGTACATGGAGTTTTCCAACCTGAGCATTGAGTTTTATACCGATGAAAAGGATCCGGAACTGGAAGACAGGGTCGAGGCGGTGCTGAATGCCCATGAACTGTTCTGGAACAAATCAGAGGTATGGATCGAATCAGAAAAACTATACGAAGTGCTGTACCAGATGACGGTATAGCGGAAAGAGAGGTTAATTATGCCGAGTACAAACAACAAGGTGAAGTTCGGCCTTAAGAACTGCCATTATGCGAAGGCGACGCTTGATCCGGATACCAATGCCGTGACATTTGGTACGCCTGTTGCGATTCCCGGAGCGGTGAATCTGTCGCTGGATCCGGAGGGTGATACCGAGCCGTTCTATGCGGACGATATGGTGTATTACACCACGGTGGCCAATAACGGTTATTCGGGTGATCTGGAGATCGCGTTGATTCCGGACAGCTTCAGGAAGGACATCCTGAAGGAAACGGAAGACAGCAACGGTGTCCTGGTAGAGGATTCTACGGTGGAGCCGGAGCATTTCGCTCTGCTTTTCGAGTTCTCAGGGGACAAGAAAAAGATCAGGCACTGCATGTATTACTGTACTGCAGCAAGACCGACCATCGAAGGCAAGACCAATGAGGATAGTAAGGAAGTACAGACCGAGAAGTTGGAGATTACAGCGACTCCACTTCCGAATGGTCTTGTAAAGGTGAAGACCGGTGCGAATACGTCAGATGCGGTTTATAACGGATGGTATTCCAATGTTTATCAGACGGAGCATGCACAGGTATCTGCGGTTCTTACCGGGATTACGATCGGAAGCCTTCCGCTTACGCCTGCTTTTGATGCAGGAACCACTTCCTATACGGCTGAGACCGTGAATGATGAGGATGCGGTATCTGCTACTGCAGCAAGCGGAACAGCGGTTACGATCCTTGTGAACGGGGTGGCTCATACCAGCGGCAATGATGCGACCTGGGCGAGCGGAACCAATACCGTGACGGTGATCGCAAGCAAGACCGGATGTACCAGCACGGCCTATACCGTAACGGTAACAAAGAACGGACAGGGTTGATAAGGGTTAAGGGCAGGGCTTAGGCTCTGCCCATTCTTGTGATTGGAGGAAAGTGAAATGGCACTTACAAAGACAGTGAATATTGATGGCAAGGATGTGACTTTCAGGGCTTCCGCTGCCATTCCAAGAATATACAGAAACAAGTTCCACAGAGACATTTATAAGGATCTTCATGACCTGCAGAAGAGCATTGATGAGAACGATCCGGAAAACTCTGCTCTGGATTCTTTTTCGCTGGAGCTATTCGAGGATATCAGCTACATCATGGCGAAGCATGCGGATCCGCAGGGTGTTCCGGATACACCGGATGAGTGGCTGGATCAGTTCGGCACATTTTCCATCTATCAGGTGCTGCCGGAGATCATTGAGCTCTGGGGTTTGAATGTGCAGACGCAGGTGGAAAGTAAAAAAAACTTCGAGCGACTGACCGGGAAATGACAACGCCGCTCCTGTTACTGAGGGCGGTGCAGCTTGGTGTGCAGATTGGGGAGATGGATCTTCTGACTATCGGAACCATCAACGATATGTACACGGAAATGCAGAACGATGAGAACCAGGGAGCATATAGCACCTTGGCATCTCAGGATGATATGGATCGATTTTGATCAAGAGTTTTTCTTCTGCGGATATTCAGCAGAATAGTACCTGTAAGAATCAGGAAGGATCCAATGAGCTGAAGTGTCAGCATCCGTTCTTGTAATATCAGCACAGAAAAGAACACTGCTGAAAGGGGTTCTAGGTATCCGAAAACGGCAACAGTTTGAGCGGGGAGAGAACTAAGGGATGAAAAATAAAAGTAACATCCAAGCCCGGTGTTCAAAAGACCTATCCATAAAACCGGAAAAACACTTCCGGACGGAATTGTGAAATGGACTCCCTGCTTTATGGCAACATATACAGCAACGATGATCATTGTAGATAACAGCTGGATGGTTGCATTTTCTGTTCCTTTGATTTCCTTGGACAACTTGTTAAAGATCACCATTGCGGCGTAAGCAAAAGCGGATAATACCGCAAGCATGAGTCCGAGTTTGTCGATGCCATTGTTTGCACCCTGCCAGCTGATCAGGACAGCGCCGGTAAGCGCAAAGCTCAATGCGAAGATGGCCTTGACGGTGATCTTTTCCCTGAAAATAAACGTTGAGAAAAGAATAACGATGACCGGCCCGCAATAATTTATGATCATGCCAAGGCTGACTCCGATCCTGGAATAGGCTTCAAACAGAAGGAGCCAGTCTGCCGCCATTGCTGCACCGGAAAGAATGACGAAGAGTAAATCTTTTTTATGGCGATGACAGGTGATTCGGTTTCCGGTCAGGAAAAACAAGGCTGTGAGGAGGAGACCTCCGAGGATGGATCTCCAAAAGACAATGTCATGGCTTGGAAGTCCAATAAAACTGGCCACCACGCCGTTCGATCCAAACAACAGGAGGCCAATGATATATTTGGTCAGATTACGGTTCATGGGCTTCCTCCTTTTAGATGGTTACGAAAACATGACCTGTGTATGGAAGAAGCCGGTCTGTGATATCAGAGGTTTTCAGTTTCAGATAACCAGTAGTTGTACCATCGCTGCACCCATAGTATTCTTCCTGTAAAATTTCAGAGTCAATGATAATGTGGACATCTTTTGCTGAAGAAAGAAGTGTGCTGAAAATAGTTGCAGCACCTATATTTGTTCCTAGTATATTATGCATTGTTTCTTCCGGAGCAAATGACACACGGGATATCCCCAGTGTGGCTGAAAATGTTTTTGAATCAAAACGCTTATCTCCGCAAGTTATAAACAAAAAGATATCCTGTTGATGGCGTGTACATAGGAAGAGTGTTTTTACCATTTTCATATCAAGCTTTTGGTTAATGGAGCTGCAATCCTCCATCGTGATTACCTCATCGGTATCGACGCGCTGATATGGAATTTGTAATTCATTCAGGGTTTTATATACAAGGAACTGAAGTTCATTTTTATAATGAAGTGGAGAGTCCGTTCGTGGTTCACTTACATGTATCATCATCAAGCACCTTCTTTCAAATCATTCTTGAATAAGAATAGCACGTTTGATAAAATGAAAAAAGCGAATGAAATTCATGCTATAAATCGAAAAAAGGAATGAAAAGAAATGGACGGAAACATTCAAAAGTATCAGGCTCTGATTAAGACTGTGGAGTACGGGAGCTTTACAAAGGCAGCGGAAGTCCTTGGATATACGCAGTCATCCGTAAGCAAGATGATTGCAGACCTGGAACAGGAATGGCATGTGAATCTATTGGAGAGAAGCCGGGCAGGTGTACAGTTAACATCCGATGGGATGGCACTGCTTCCATTTGCACAGGCACTTGCGGATGATTATCGAATGATGCAGGACGAGGTAGCTGAACTGAACGGACTTCAGCAGGGACTGATTCGGATTGGAACTTTTTCAAGCGTGGCAACACATTGGATTCCAAGGATTATACAAGCTTTTCAGAATGATTATCCGGGGATTCAGTACGAGCTGCTCTTAGGAGATTATGCGGAAATTGAGGAATGGCTTTCAGAGGGGCGGATTGAATGCGGGTTTTTAAGATTACCTACAAGAAGTAATTTTGAGACCATATTTCTCGAAAAGGATGAACTGGTGGCTGTACTTCCAAAGAATCACAGGCTTTCAAAAAAGGAAAAGCTTAAGCCTGCTGATCTTCAGGATGAGCCGTTCATGTTATTGGAGCATGGAGGAAAAACCGAGGTATCGGAGTTCTTGGAACAAAATAAAGTTATGCCGGATATTCGGTTTACCACATGGGATGATTACGCGATCATGTCCATGGTTGAAAGTGGGCTTGGGATTGGGATACTTCCAAGATTAATCCTGAAAAGAATCCCATATGATGTGGAGATACGAAGCTTCACAAAACCATTTTATAGAGAGATTGCTCTTGCAATGAGAAACCAGAAAACGGCATCAACAGCAGTAAAGCGTTTTGTACAGTACTTAAAGTACAGAAACGAATAAAAACAAGATGATAATTACTTTGAGAAGAATCGGGAGACCGGTTCTTTTCTTTTGCCCAAAATCAGGAAGGAGGGACATAGATGGCTGGACGGATCCAGGGTATCACCGTTGAGATTGGCGGCGATACTACCAAACTACAGACAGCCCTGAAGGGCGTAAATACAGAGATCAGAAATACTCAGAGCCAGCTGCGTGATGTCGATAAGCTCCTGAAACTTGATCCGGGGAACACGGAACTGCTTGCTCAGAAGCACAGGCTCCTGGGGGATGCCGTCAAGGAAACAAAGGAAAAGCTGGAGACCTTGAAGACGGCTGCCGAACAGGCAGAGCAGGCTCTTAAGGATGGAACGATCACGCAGGATCAGTATGATGGCCTGCAGCGTGAGATCGCTGAGACCGAGGCGAAGCTGAAGTCTTTGGAGGAACAGGCAAGACAGTCCGGCACGGCTCTTCAGGAGATCGCTGCAAAAGGCGAAAAGCTGAAGACGGTTGGTGACAATGTCACCAATGTCGGAAAGAAGTTCATGCCTGTGACTCTGGGCGTTGTGGGATTAGGTACGGCGGCGGTGAAGACTGCCGCTGATTTTGATTCCGCCATGAGCAAGGTTGCTGCGGTATCCGGTGCGACAGGTTCGGATTTGGAAGCATTAAGAGATAAAGCCCGTGAGATGGGTGAGAAGACAAAGTTCTCTGCATCCGAGGCGGCAGAAGCCATGAACTACATGGCGATGGCCGGCTGGAAGACAGAGGATATGCTTTCCGGTATCGAAGGTGTCATGAACCTGGCTGCGGCTTCCGGTGAGGATCTGGCAACGACTTCTGATATCGTAACGGATGCGCTGACAGCTTTTGGACTTACAGCGCAGGACTCCGGGCATTTCGCGGATATCCTTGCGGCAGCTTCGAGTAACGCGAATACGAATGTCTCCATGATGGGCGAGACCTTCAAGTATTGCGCTCCGATCGCCGGTGCTCTGGGATTCTCTGCGGAGGATACGGCGGAAGCGATCGGCCTGATGGCCAATGCGGGCATTAAAGGCTCTCAGGCTGGTACTGCTCTCAGGACGATTATGAATAACCTGTCCGGAGAGGTGAAGATCTGCGGATCTTCCATTGGAGAGGTTACGATTGCAACGACAAACGCTGACGGCTCCATGAGAGAGCTGTCGGATATTCTGGCTGATTGCAGGACGGCTTTCTCAGGCTTGTCTGAATCTGAAAAGGCGGCAGCGGCTGAAAGTCTTGTCGGCAAGAATGCAATGTCCGGATTCCTGGCTCTGATGAACGCCGGAGAAGCGGATATCAACAAGCTTTCCAGTGCGATTGATAACTGTGATGGTTCTGCAGCAAGTATGGCTGAGACCATGAACGATAACCTTGCCGGTCAGCTGCAGATCCTGAAGTCCCAGCTGGAAGAACTGGCAATTTCCTTTGGTGAGCTTCTGATGCCTGCGATCCGGACGATTGTGGGTTGGATCCAGAAGTTTGTGGACTGGCTCAATTCGATGGACGAGGGAACCAGGAAGGTTATTGTCACGATTGCCCTGGTGGCGGCTGCAATCGGACCGATACTGATCATAGTCGGAAAAGTGATCTCTGCGGTCGGTACCATTATGACTCTGGTGCCGAAGCTGGCAGGCGTGATCAATGCAGCGAAGGGAGTCTTTGCTGCCTTCAATGCAGTATGTGCGGCGAATCCGTATGTGCTGATCATCGCAGCTATTGTGGCTTTGGTGGCGGCATTTATCTATCTCTGGAACAACTGCGAAGAGTTCCGACAGTTTTGGATCGACCTGTGGGAGAGCATTAAAGAAATTGCCATTGCTGTTTGGGAGGCGCTGAAGGCTTTCTTCAAGGCGGCATGGGAAGCAATCAAGACAACGGCAACAACGGTCTGGAATGCTATAAAAGATTTCTTCTCCGGACTGTGGGAAGGAATCAAGAACATTTTCACGACAGTGGTGAACGCGATCAGCACGTTCCTGACAACGGCGTGGAACACGATCAAGAATACCGTGACTACGGTGTTCAATGCAATCAAGACATTTTTCACGACAGTCTGGAATGGAATTAAGTCGGTTATCACGACTGTGGTAAATGCGATCTCAACCTTCCTGAGTACGGCGTGGAACGGGATCAAGACCGCAATCACTACGGTGCTGAATGCTATTAAGACAGCGGTTACAACGGTCTGGAACGGCATCAAGAATACGATCACAACTATCGTGAACGCAATCAAAAATGCAGTCACGACAGCTTGGAACAATATCAAGTCTGCCGTATCCAATGCGGCGAATGCGATCAAGACAGGCGTGACGAATGCCTTCAATGCGATGCTGAACGGCATCAAGAATATCTGCGGAAATATCTATGGTGTGGTGAAGAGCGGATTTGATAAAGCAATCAATTTCGTGAAGAATCTGGCATCTCAGGCGTTCCAGTGGGGTGCTGATTTCATCGGCGGTATCGTGAACGGCATCAAGTCCATGATCGGTAAGGTAGGAGATGCTGTTTCTTCAGTTGCGGATAAGATCCGGAGCTTCCTGCATTTCTCCGTGCCAGATGAAGGTCCGCTGACGGATTATGAGAGCTGGATGCCGGACTTTATCGGAGGACTTGCGAAGGGCATTGAGAAGAGCCGGGGCATGATTGAGAATGCCATGAACGGCGTGACTTCTGATTTGACCATTACACCGAGGGTGATGGCAGCTCAGGGCGGTTATTCCGGATCAGTTGCATCGAGCGGTGATCTGATCTCCGGTATCAATACAGCGTTGAATACGGCTTTGGCCGGTGGCGGTGCTGCAGGGGATATCGTGATCCCGGTTTATATCGGCGGGGACATGATCGATGAGATTGTAGTGACGGCTCAGCAGAGAATGAATTTAAGAAGTGGAGGCAGGTAAGATGGCTCATTTGCTGTATCTTGTTTTTAATAATGAGAATATCCCGATGCCTGCCTCTTATTCTGTGAGTTTATCGGATGTGGAGGCAGACAGCGGCGGTGTAACGGAAGCAGGAACCACGCAGAGGGATGTTGTCCGGGAAGGCGTGGTTCAGATCGGAGTGACCTTCCGTGTATCGAAGAAGTGGCTGAATAAGTTTTCGGCATATAAGAAGCTGGCGAGCATTACGGTGGGATACCTGGATATGGAGACCATGAATATCGTAAACACGCAGATGTACATTGACGGGTATCAGGTGAAGCTGGTCAGCGATACAAGCTATGGGAGCTTGTGGGAGGTTTCCTTCACGTTGAAAGAGTTCTAAAACATGTGGAGGGAACTGACGATATATGTTATGATGTCCTTGCCGCTAAGGCGAAAAAAACATATTAAGGAGAGTGCTGTTTGAAAAAGTACAACACACTGGAGATTGTGGGCTAACCGGGAGGTTTGCTGACAATCGAACAAGCCTCCCGCTGAAAAGCAACTTTTGGTCACAAGTTTTCAGGAGGTAAAAAACATTGAATAAAAATGACTATGCAATTCGTTTGGAAGAAAAGAACGATTACAGAGCAGTTGAAAACCTTGTCAGGGAGTCATTCTGGAACGTATACAAGCCGGGATGCAGCGAGCATTATGTGATCCATGTGCTTAGAGATGATCCGGCATTTATCCAGGAACTTGATTTCGTCATGGAGCAGGATGGCAGTCTGATCGGACAGAATATGTTCATGAAGACGATTATCGAGGCTGATGATGGAAGGGTGATTGATGTTTTGACGATGGGACCGATTGGCATTACACCAGAACTGAAACGTCAAGGATATGGAAAGGCTTTGCTAGACTATTCCTTGGAAAAAGCTGCAGAGATGGGTTTTGGTGCGGTTCTATTTGAAGGAAACATCGGTTTCTATGGCAAGAGCGGTTTTGACTATGCCAGTAAGTTTGGCATTCGGTATCATGATTTACCGGAGGATGCAGATGCGTCATTCTTTCTCTGTAAAGAACTGATTCCCGGATATCTTGATGGAATTACCGGGGTATATCAGACTCCACAGGGATATTATGTGAGTGATGAGGATGTGGAAGAGTTCGATAAGGACTTTCAACCTAAGGAAAAACTGAAGCTGCCTGGACAGATCTTCTAAACAGAAAAAGAGATTTAGCAGCAATGCTGCAGAGAGGGAGTCGAGTAACATCGGCTCCTTTTTCATGTCCGGAGGGAGGTGGTCATTTGTATCCGGTCAGCAATGCTTTCCTGGAAGCAGTGAAGGCGAATACAAGAAAATACTACTGGACCGGCAGGATCACAACGACTGCCGGAACGGTTTATGAGTTTGATCAGGATGATATGGTCAAGGGCAGCGGGTATATCACAAGCCAGTGCTGTGGATCTACGGAGATCGAACTGGGAACGGTGTATGCTGCGGAGATGGGGATTTCGCTTTTCTCTGAGATCAACCGGTACACGCTGGAAGATGCGAAGGTGGAGCTGTTCTATCACCTGCAGATAGCGGGTGGTTCTTATGAGAGGATCCCGATGGGGATCTTTGAAGTATCGGAGGCGAACAGGAAGGCAAAGTGCCTGGAGATCAAGGCCTACGACTACATGGTTCGCTTTGAGAAGGCTTTCACTTCACTGGAATCCATCGGTAACGCTTATGACTTCATGGTGCTCTGCAGCACGGCATGTGAGGTGACGTTGGCTCAGGACAGGGCAACGATTGAGGCGATGCCGAACGGAACGGAGAACCTGTCTATCTATTCTGATAATGATATTGAGACATACCGCGATGTGCTGTTCTATGTGGGACAGGTGCTTGGCGGTTTTTTCGTGATCAACAGAGAGGGGGAGCTGGAGCTTCGGAAGTATGGGAATACGCCTGTGCTGACGGTGGAGAGGAAGCACAGGTTCACTTCCAGCTTTTCGGACTTTATCACGAGATATACAGCGGTCAGCACTACAAATCTACGGACACAGATTGCGGAGTATTACGCGCTGGATCCGGATGACGGGCTGACCATGAATCTGGGTGTGAATCCGCTTTTGCAGTTTGGTCTGGAAGAGACCAGGCGGCAGCTTTGTACAAATATCCTGAATGATCTGGCCGTCGTGAATTATGTTCCGTTTGATTCGGATACTATTGGTAATCCGGCATTGGATGTGGGAGATATTCTTTCATTTACTGGTGGGCAGGCAGATTCTACGAAGTATGCTTGCATTACTTCCAATAGCATCAAGATCGGAGGCAGGCAGAGCATCAAGTGCGTAGGAAAGAATCCGAAGCTGTCCCAGGCGAAGAGCAAGAATGATAAAAATATCTCCGGGCTTCTAGCTCAGATCGAGGCAGGGAAGATCGGGATCCATACCTTCACCAATGCATCGGCATTCACGGTAGCGGATGTGGATACGAAGATCATTTCCATCGAGTTTGCTACCACAGAAGCGAACCATGCGCAGTTCTTCGGTCAGGTGATCGTGGATGTGACGGCTCAGCCGGTAACAAGGTCTGTGACAGCATCCGGGGATGTGGTGATTCCTTCCGTTGCGGTAGATGAGCCGGAGCCGGAAGATCCTGATGAACCGGTTGTGATTGGTAATACGGAAGAACAGACGATAACGGTATCTCTTCCGATGAGCTGGCAGGAGGATGGTCATGCGGATGTGATCTTTTCCTTTGAGTTCAATAACCAGATGATCCCGGTACATTATCCGCAGGAGAACTGGCACTCAGGAAGACACACGATCCTTCTGTATTATCCGATCGAGGATGTGGTGCCGAACTATACGAATATCTTCAATGTCTATATGCGGTGCGAAGGCGGCACGGCTGCGGTGGATACCGGGATGTGCATTGCTTCCATTTCCGGTCAGAGCATGGGTGCATCGGCGGCATGGGACGGCAGGATCGATATTGAAGAGTATGTGGATCTGTTCCGGATCGGCAATGGCAGACAGAACGGAAGGCTTCAGGTGAAGGCGTTCACGGATGCGGATGAATGGGAAGTCAAGGAAACCATGAGAAGGTACTATTCGGATGTGAAGAACGGAAGATCCGGCATCGGAGGCTTCGCGATGGTGGTGGATGTGCCGGGCAGTAACGCGTAAGGAGGTTGCGATGAAGAGATATACAGGAAATCTGGTCATTGAACTGGAAGACCAGAATACAGGAAATGTGGAGACGGTGTCGGAGACCAACATGGTCACCAATGCCGTCAATGACATTCTGGGAGTAAATCCGATGGGTGTCATGTATAAGGCAAGCGGGCAGTATGATGATTCCCTGACCTGGAATGATGCGCTGCTTCCGATCTGTCCCAACATGATCGGAGGCATCCTGCTTTTTCCGGGGTCCATCACGGAGCAGGCGGATAATATTTATCTGCCGTCATCAAATCTGCCGGTGGCTTATGCTTCCAATGATGTCAATGCTACGGCAAACACGAAGAGGGGAAGCATGAACCTGACGGAGAGCATGAAGCTGACAGATGGATATAAGTTCGTCTGGGAGTTTACGCCTTCGCAGGGAAACGGCACGATCACAGCGGTGGGACTTACTTCCAAGCAGGGCGGAGCGAATGCCTATGGATCCGAGGTGGCGGTGGACACCACGCTGCTTCAGATCAAGAAGGTCAGCCTGGATGATGGGGACGGTTTTATCAATGACCTGTTCCGATGCGTGACGGTGGATTTTGAGAATGCGAAGCTTTATTCCCTGGGATATGCGAGCAATACCGTAACGATCAAGAGGTACCGGATCCCGGTGTTTGATATCGGACTGAATGAGAAGCTGGATGATTCCACGCTGGTGCTGGAGGATACAACGGTTCTGCAGTGCAGCACCTTCCATTTTTACGGAAGCTATACGCCGTATGGAATCTTCATGGATGGCGGAGACGGGTATTGGTACGGATTTGCCAATCAGGGAAATTCATCCGGAAATGCAACAGTGCTTTGGATCAAGATCAAGAAGAGCGATTACACCTTTACGGAAGGTCAGTGGACGCTTTCCAATGCCATGCTGATGACGATGGGAAGCTTCAAGGAAGGCTCCAGTTATCCTTCCGGGAACAGAAGTGCTGTGGTAAGAAACGGGTATTTGTATGTGCCGTCTTATGACAAGACCGGCGTGTATAAGATCAATATTTCCAACAGTACGGATGTGACGCTGATCAGTCTGGGATTTACTTCCGCCATGAGATGCATCGGGGAGACAGGCAGTACGGACTGCTGCATGTCCATCATCAATGACATTATCGTGGCTTATGATTTTGAGATCGATGTGAATGACCATGTGATTCCGCTGTTTGCCGGGGAGCATTGCGGGAATGTATCTACGCCGTTCTTCCAGTACAAGGAATATGTCTTTGCCTGGGGCGGTGCTTATCTGAACCAGTACAGATATACCTGGCTGCTGACTCCGTATCTGGCTACGATCTGCAATCTGAGTCAGGCGGTGGTGAAGAATGCGGATAAGACCATGAAGATCACGTATACGCTGACGGAGCAGACGGTGACGTAAGGGTTGGATAAATGAATAGGTGTTGTTAAGGCGGTTATCTCGGAATGGGAGCCGCCTATTTTTATGCGAAGGAGGGATTTGCAATGAAGGAGTTTTGGAATGTGATTCAGGCAATCTTTGCGGCGGTAGGCGGCTGGCTTGGGTATTTCCTGGGCGGAAATGACGGTCTGCTCTATGCGCTTCTGGCTTTTGTGGTGCTGGACTACATCACAGGGGTCATGTGCGCGGTGGCGGATAAGAAGCTGTCGAGCGCCGTGGGCTTCAGGGGGATCTGCAGAAAGGTTCTGATCTTTGCGCTGGTAGGTATCGGGCATCTGCTGGATACACACATTTTTGGAGAAGCCGGTGTCTTAAGAACTGCAATCATTTTCTTCTACATCTCCAATGAAGGACTGAGCCTTGTGGAGAATGCAGCATATCTGGGACTTCCGATTCCGAGCAAGCTTCATAAGGTGCTGGAGCAGCTGCATGACAGAAGTGAGAAGGAAGATGATGGCAAGGATGGCGAGGATGGCAAGGATGGCAAGGATGGCAAAGACGAAAAGGAAGGTGAAGAATAATGGCTTATACGAACAGTTCTATGGTGGTTTATAAGAAGCTTTCTCCGAACCATTCCGGGCAGAGGACACACAGCATTGACCGGATCACGCCTCATTGTGTGGTCGGTCAGTGTACGGCGGAAGGCCTGGGGGAATGGTTTGAGAAGCAGTCCACGCAGGCATCCAGCAACTACGGCATTGATCGTGACGGCAGGGTGGCTTTGTACGTGGAAGAGAAGAACCGCTCCTGGTGTTCTTCCAGTAACGCCAATGATCAAAGAGCAATTACGATAGAATGCGCTTCCGATACCACAGAGCCTTATGCTTTCAGGGATGTGGTGTATCAGTCGTTAATCAAGCTCTGCATCGATATCTGCAAAAGGAATGGAAAGAATAAGCTGATTTGGTTCGGGGATAAAGACAAGACGCTGAATTATTCTCCGAAGAGCGGGGAGATGATCCTGACGGTTCACAGATGGTTTGCAAATAAGTCCTGTCCGGGGAATTGGATGTACGCAAGAATGGGCGATCTGGCTGAGAAGGTTACGGCTGCTTTGGGTGGTTCATCTGATTCTGGTTCTGACGGCAGTTCCGGTTCAAAGGGTACACAGGCATCAGTGCTGAAGAACCTGTCTGAGGCGGATGCAATTAAGAAGGTCGGCTCTCTTTTTACTGCGGACCAGAAGAAGAGCGGCATCCTGGCATCGGTATCACTGGCTCAGTTCACTCTGGAATCCGGATATGGAAAGAGTGAACTGGCTCAGAATGCTAATAACATCTTTGGGATGAAGTGCAGCCTGTCCGGAAATACCTGGAGCGGATCCAGCTGGGACGGTAAGAGCAAGTACACGAAGAAGACTCAGGAACAGAATCCTGACGGCAGCATGGTCACGATTACGGCAGACTTCCGGAAGTATCCCTGCATTGAGGATTCCATTGCTGACCATTCCGCTTATCTGCTTGGAGCGAAGAACGGCAGCAAGCTGAGATATGCAGGTCTGAAGGGATGCACGGATTATAAGAAGGCAGTCCAGATCATCAAGGATGGCGGGTATGCCACAAGCCTGACTTATGTGGAGAAGCTGATATCCATCATCGAGAAATGGAAACTGACAGATTATGACGCGAAGGATTCCGGCGGTGAAGTGATTCGCTGGTACCGTGTAAGAAAGTCTTGGGCGGATGCCAAGAGCCAGAAGGGGGCCTATAAGATTCTGGACAACGCGAAGAAGTGTGCAGATCAGAATCCGGGATATAAGGTGTTCGATGCGGATGGCAAGATAGTGTATGAGCCGAAAGCGGCTGAGCCTGCGGTGAAGGTGCCGTTTCTGGTGAGGGTTAGTATTTCGGATCTGAATATACGGACGGGGCCTGGAGTTAATCACAGCCGTGTCCAGTTCTGTCCTCCGGGTGTTTATACCATAGTGGCGGTATCAGAAGGAGCAGGTGCTTCTATGTGGGGAAAATTGAAAAGCGGAATAGGCTGGCTGAGCCTTGACTACTGCCGGAGATTATAAACTGAATAACGAATCGTTATCGAGCCTGCGGGCGTTGGGAGAAATCCTGATGTTCGCAGGCTTTTTTTGTATGATTACTGACAATAGTTTGAAAGACACGGTAAGATAAAGACATTCCGAAGAAAGGAGGGCGTTATTATGACGGTCTTTACAAAGAATGGTATCGAGGTTGAGATGCCGGATGATGATGAGAAGTCCAGACAGAATATGATTATAGCTGCGGAGTTCATGGCAAGGATGATCAAAAAATACGGAAAAATTGTCTTGGCAAAGATTGAAGCAAAAGAGAGAGCGACTGAGAATGTGGCTCAAAGCGCAGAATGAAGATAGGAGGCGGCATATGTATATTCTTGAATATAAGGACGGAGTAAAGCCGGAAAAACTCAGTCCTAAGGCGAAAGCTAATATGGAGCGGTGCGCTAATTTCCTTGTCAAGATGATTGATAAGTACGGAAAAGAAGTTCTGGAAGAGATTGAGACAGAAGAAAAAGCGAAGAATGCGCAACAGAAGTAGCTAACGGTCGGTGGAGTTATTCTCTGCCGGTATTCTTTTTTGAAGATTTCATATCGATTGTGCATGTAGGGCGTTTCATCTCCATTCCCAAATAGGAGGTGGACGCCCTATGACTATAGAAGAAATGAAAGCCGTTGATGTTAGGACGGTGGATCCGGAAACGTTGGTGGATGTTACCAAGATTAAGATTGATGAAAGCCTGTCAAAGGAAGAGCGGGTGGCGGAGTTCCTGCGTCAGGTAAAGAATCCGTACTGTTTCCGTGTGGGAAATATGGTCGTGAAGAATGTGTATAGCAATGACGGAGTTTCCCTAAGGGAAAGATTTGAGCAGTTTGCGAGGACATTGTAAGAAGTCCTTGGACATCGCTCAAAGTCAATGATATCCGGTTTGTTCCGTGATAATCTGTAAGCGGACTAAACCGCTGTTGGTTTTCTCCGTTCTGGATTATCCGGTTGACACCCGGAATACAGAACAGGAGGAAATACAATGGCAAACATTTCAAAATCATTTCAGGCAGCCGTGTACCTTAGGTTATCCAGGGAGGACGGCGATGTTGCTGAAGGCGGCAAGCAGGTAAGCAACAGTATCGCCAATCAAAAAGAACTGGTCATGGACTATCTGAAGTCCCACCCTGAGATCACGGTTGTTTCCACGTATGTGGATGACGGCTTCAGCGGCGTCAATTTCGAGAGACCAGAGTTCCAGAGAATGCTTTCCGATATCCGGGAAGACAAAATCAACTGCGTCATCGTAAAGGACTTGTCGAGGTTCGGAAGAAACTATATTGAGTCCGGACGGTATATTGAGAAGATTTTCCCGATGCTGGGGATCCGTTTTATAGCTGTTACTGACGGATATGACAGTATCAACGAGGATATGGGGAGTGACATGATCATTCCCTTCAAGAATCTGATCAATGACGCATATTGCCGTGACATATCCATCAAGATTAGAAGCCACATGGATATCAAGAGGCGGAACGGGGAGTATATTGGTCCTTTCGCCGCTTACGGCTATCTGAAGGATAAAGATAATAAGAATCATCTGGTGGTTGATGAATATGCGGCGGATGTTGTGAGGGATATCTTCGCCATGAAGCTCTGCGGCATGAGCCAGAAGACCATAGCTGACAAACTGAATGAGCAGGGCATCCTGTCTCCGCTTCAGTATAAGAAAAGCATAGGTGTTCCGCTGGAAAGCAGCTTTAGGAAGAGCATCAAGCCTAAGTGGACATATAACACGGTGCTCAGGATTCTCAAAAATGAAGTCTATACGGGAATGGTCATCCAGGGAAAATGCACTACGCCGAATTATAAGATTAAGAAGCGCATTTATAAGGATGAAAGCGACTGGATCCGTGTAGAGGATATGCATGAGGCTATTATTTCCAGAGAAGACTTCGATCTGGTTCAGGATCTGCTTTTAAGGGATACCCGCGTATCTCCGGGACAGGCGGAACTTTTTCCATTGTCAGGACTCGTTTACTGTGCTGATTGTGGTGAACCGATGGTGCGCAAGACCGTTCCTGCCGGGGACAAGAGGTATGTTTATTATGTCTGCTCCGGGAATAAAAAGGATAAGACCAAGTGCGGGATGCACAGTATTTCCGAAAAGAAGCTGACGGATGGTGTGCTGGAAATCGTAAAGACCTGGGTAGGCAGGATGATTGCTCTGTCGGATGCGGTGGAGATCATCAATTCCTCGCAGGATATGAAGCCTGAGGTAGTGAAGTATGAGAGGCGTATCCGTAAGCTTCAGGAAGAAGCGGAAAGCAATAATAACCGCAAGAAAAACCTGTATGAAGATTATAAGGATGGCATTCTTTCAAAGGAAGAGTATTCCGGCCTGAGGGATCAGTTTCAGGGCAGGATTACAGAAATAGAAAAAAACATTTCTGCTTTGCAGAGAGAACGTGAAAGCGTTATTGCAAACGGATCCGGCAGGCAGGAATGGGTGAAAAAGATCAGAGGATATGAGGACGTTCAGACTCTTGACCGGGAACTGGTCAGTTTTCTGATCGAGCGCATTGAGGTCTTTGATGACAGTGCAGTACGTGTTACATATCGTTTCCAGAAGGAAATTGAGGAAATGGAGCGGATTGTTGAGCTTTATTCCGAGAGAACAAAGGAGGCGGTGTAAATGGCACGTAGGAGCAGAAAAGAATCTGCGGCAGCGGCACCGCAGGCACCAGAGATAAAAGGGTACAGGACAGCAATCTATGTCAGGCTGTCCAGAGAGGATGAACGAAAGATTGAGAGCGAAAGCGTGGAGAATCAGATAGAGTTCCTGAAAGACTATCTGAATAAGGATGCTTCGCTTGTACTGATAGATGAATATGTTGACCGTCATGTAACCGGCACGAAGTTTGACAGACCGGAGTTCAACAGGATGATCACGGATATCCGCAGTGGCAGAATAAACTGCGTAGTCGTGAAGGACTTGTCCAGGCTTGGAAGAAATTATCTGGAAGCGGGGGATTATATCGAGAAGATATTCCCGTTCTTCGGAGTGAGGTTCATCGCGGTGACGGATAATTACGACAGTCTGACCTCTGATCCGACTGAAGAAGGATTGGTGGTTCCGCTCAAGAATCTCATCAATGAGGCATACGCGAAGGATATCTCCAAGAAGATATGTACTTCTTTTGAAAATCAGTTCAAGCAGGGAATATTCTTCGCGACAACGGCGGCTTATGGATATAAGAAGGATCCGGACGATCCGCACATGGTTCTGGTGGATGAAGAAGTAAGAGATGTGGTAGTCCGTATCTTCACTGAATATACCGGCGGAAAGAGCCTTGCTCAGATTGCCAGGGATCTGAATATGGATGAAATACTGGCTCCGAGTGTGTACTGGCAGGAGAAGGACGTGATCCATAAGCGGAAATATACCAACCTGTGGGAAGGAAAGCAGATCAGGAACATTCTAAGGAATCCGATCTATACCGGGGATGTCCTGATATCGAAGACACAGAAATGTTACTACAAGGGAATCACATCTGCCGTAAGCAGGGATGATGGCTATTATGTGGAAAACCATCATGAAGCTATCATCGATCATGCGATATTTGATAAAGCACAGGAACTGTTGGATGCAAAACGCCGTGAATATTTCTCTACCCGGGGCAGATATGATGGGATTGGGAACAAGAGGGAAAACCTGTATCAGGGAATCCTATTCTGCGGGCACTGCGGTAATAAGATGAACATTTACCGCAGGACGGTCAAGCTGGTAAATGGCGTTGGTCATTATAGCACATATGTCTGCAGGCGTTCGGCAAATTACGGGCCTAACGATCCGCCGAAGAATGTGAAGGCTGATGATCTGGATGCAATGGTGCTGGAATTGATCAAAGGGCATATCGCCGTCTATCTGGATGCAAAAGAGCGGCTGAAAGTTTTGAACCGGAAGCCGGCAGCGGTCGGAAAGAGCGCAGAACTTGAAAAGAAGCTGGCTGAGTTGGAAGACCGCAGGAAAAAGGTGGAGGATTTCATCAGGAATCTGTATGAGGACTTTACGGACGGCGTTTTCTCAGAGGACGAATATCTGGAAATGAAAGCCGGATATGTGTCGGAGCTTGACGCCCTGGATGCGGATATGGAAGAACTAAGGAACGTTATCGCAACATATTCCGCTTCATATGGCGGCGATGAGGCTATGGCTTCCACATTTTCGGAGTATATCGGCATTAAGGAACTGAGCCGGGAAGCCGTAGTTGCTTTTATCAGTAAGATTACCTGTTTCAGTAAGACACGGTTTGAGGTGGAATACACTTTCTCCGACGAATTGACGTCGTTTATGGATCTGGTCGAAAAGAGAGGGGCTGATGTGGGATGAAGAACTATACGATCTGCGCTTACATGAGACTTTCTGATGAAGACCGGGATATCTTCGGAAGGAAGGTTGAGAGCGGAAGCATTACTGCTCAGAGACAGCTTATTATGAACTTCATCAATAAGCAGCCTGAGTTTAGCGAGTGTAATGTTATCGAAAGATGCGACGATGGTATTTCTGGAAGGTATTTTGATACAAGACCTCAGTTCACGGATATGATCGAGCAGACGAAGAAGGGCAAGATCAACTGTATCATCGTGAAGGACTGTTCCCGTTTTGGAAGGGATTATGTGGAACTGGGCGATTATCTGGAACAGCTCTTTCCCTTCCTGGGAGTCCGTTTCATCGCTATCAATGATCATTATGACAGCAATACCTGTGAGGGCGGTCTGGATATTGCCTTCAAGAATCTGGTCTATGACATCTATTCCAGGGATCTTTCAAAGAAGGTCAGAGAGTCCCGAAGGCAGATGGCTCATCAGGGGAAATATACTTCCGGCCAGACTCTTTATGGGTATCGGAAGAAAAAGAAGGATAAGCACAAGCTGGAGAAGGATCCGGAAGCGGCTGCGGTTGTCAGGGAAATCTTTGATATGAGGCTTGCCGGTATGGGGTTGACGGAGATTGCCCGGAACCTGAATGACCGGGACATCAAATGTCAGACGGTCTATAAGCATGAGAAGGGTGAGCCGACCAATCACGGTGACGGATTTGACAGTATGTGCTGGACTTCCGGTTCCGTGTATCAGCTGCTCAGTAATGAGATTTATACCGGAGCGGTGGTATCCCTTAAATCCGGTTTTGACAGGGCGAGCGGTAAGCTTAAGAGAAAAGCCAAGGATGAATGGGTCAAGGTTGAGGGGATGCATGAGGCTATCGTCACAAAGGAAGAGTTCCGTCAGGTGCAGGAAACTTTCGGCGAGCAGGCACCGGCATCTCCATTCAAGAAGCAGCATTACAGGTGTGGCATCTGTGGTCGAGGGCTTAACAGGCGTAATGGCGAAGACCTGTACTGTGCGAGAGGATATTTTCTGAAGGAAGAGTGTGAGTGCCGGTTCGTAAAGGAAAAAGAGCCTTACATGGATGAGCTGGTTCTGAGAGATCTGAAAGCGAAACTGAAGAGGGTGATGGATGCCGAAGAACTGAAGCTGGAGAAGAAATCAGACAAGGCAGCAGGCGTTGATACGGTGCACAGCCTGAAAAGTGCTCTGGAATCAGCAAAGAAGGCAAAGCAGATACTCTTTGAAAAGCTGGCTGACCGGAGCATTGATCGGGAGACCTTCAAAGAGAAGAAGCAGGAATATGATTCAGAGATTGAGGCATTGGAGCAGAAACTGTCGGATGCGAGTATGGCGGAAAAGCTGGCGAAGGATTCTGATGATGAGACGGCTGAGAAGATCGAAACGGCAAAGTCTTTTCTGGATGTCGCGGAGATGACAGAAGAGATGTGGGAGAAGTTCGTGAAGGATGTGTTCCTGTATCCGGGTGGTCGGATGGAGATCCATTGGAACTTCGAGGATTGAAAACAAAGGCATTCGGGGCGATAGCAGCCCCGGGTGCAAATTTTTTTCAAAAAATCCTTAGTCCTATATTGACAGAATCGGGTGGTTCTGGTTCAGGTAAGACAAGATTCTTCATTAAGCCGAACATGCTACAGATGCATTCTAGCTTTGTAGTAACTGATCCGAAAGGAACTTTGTTGCCTGAAATTGGCAATGCCTTGTAT